ACTGGGAAGGGTCGGACAGGCGCTCGCGCCTTCCGGCTGACTGGTCCAAGATTCGGCTCCGGGTTCTGCGCCGAGACGCAGGTCGGTGTACCGCGCTGAATGAAGCGGGTGCACGCTGCGACGAGGTTGCGACCGACGTGGACCACATCAAGCCGGGCGACGACCACAGTATGGGGAACCTACGCTCCCTGTGCACGTGGCATCACCGGAAGAAGAGTGGAGCTGAGGGTGCTGCGGCGCAACGCGCCAAGCGACGTGCGATCGAGAAGAAGTTCCGACGCACCGAGCAGCACCCCGGCCTCCTGTAAGACCGCGCTCCGGGTTCCTCCCAACCTGTCGAGCGTGTGCGCCCCCGAGCCCTCCTCTCCTCGGGCGAGGCGCCGGCCCCTGGCTCACCACCGGGGGCCCGAGACTTCCCGCGCGCCGCGACCAGAGATGGGGAAGCGCGCGGGGTCAGTCCAGCTTCGGCTGGGCCGCATGGCCGCGCGCTCCTGCGCGGCTTACCCCGAGAGACAGGGAGTTCTCACCGTTGACCAACATCATCATGCCGGTCGCCACCCTCTCAGCGAAGGTCAACACGGACGTCGCACCGCTCCAGGTCAAGGTCGTTGACGGGAACGGTGCGCCCGTTCAGGGGGTGAAGCTCGTCTTCCTGACCAACAACTTCGCCAACGATGGCGAGGTGAGCTTCGACAGCTTCCCCCTGCTCACCACGGGGCCGGATGGCATCGTCACGTCGCCCGTTCTGCACGCAGGCTCGAACCCGACCGAGTTCGAGGTCAGCGTCGACCGTTACGGGACGAGCCTGGGCGAGGTCGTCGTCTTCCGTGGCGCTGTGACCAACTGACCCAGGAGGTGATCGGTGACCGGATTCGAGATCGCGTGGGCCGCATGGGCTGGCGCCTTCATTGTGATCGAGGGCATCGCCCTCAAGCGCAAGCAGCCCGGAGACACCCTCTCCGAGCAGGTCTGGCGGATCTTCGGCACGGCCCGCGACGGCAATTACCCGAAAGGCCAGCCGACCGGCTTGCTCCGGCTTCGCCGCTTCACCCTCCTGGCGTTCCTCGCCTGGCTCGTCGTCCACTTCATGACGGGCGGCCTGGTTTGAACGTCCTGTACTTCACGTCTCCGCACTGTCGACCCTGTCGCTCGTTCGGTCCGCTCCTGAAGAGCGAGCTGGCCGAGCTCGGGGTCGAGGCGGAGACGGTTCTCGTAGACACTTTCGCCGGCCTCGCAAAGGCCGACTCCTACGACGTGTCGAGTACTCCGACCGTCGTGATCGAGCGGGATGGCAAGGAGATCAGCCGATTCACTGGGGCCCTCCTTGGCGATTCACTCAAGGACGCACTGAGCGTTCTTCTCTGAAAGGAGGTGACCGGTGGGCGCACGAGGCCCCGTCCCGAATCGCGAATCAGACCTCGCGCGCCCCCGGTCGCGAAAAGGCTCTGAGGAGCAAGAGACCAAGAAGGGCCAGATGCGGAAGGTCACGGTCCCTCGACCTGACCCCGACTGGCACCCCATCGCCACGAAGCTCTACAACTCGCTGAAGACGTCCGGCCAAGCCGACTTCTACCAGAACAGCGACTGGGCTCTGGCGTTCGCCCTGTGCGATGACCTGTCCCACTACAAGAAGTCGGGCAAGCGGTCGGCACAGATGGCACAGACCCTGTACTCCGCCTTCGGCAACCTCCTGGTGACCGAGGGCGATCGGCGCCGTGTGCGCATCGAACTGCAAGAGCCCGAGGAGGAGACCACTCCGGCCTCCGTCCTCGCCATCGCGGACTACCGACAGGAGCTCGGGCTCTCCGACTGAGGAGGTAAGCCTTGGCTCCGAAGCAGGCTGAGCTCACAGCCGAAGAGATCGAACAGCTCCCCCCTACGTTCCTCGGTCCCACCTGGCAGAAGGACAGCCTGGGCGCGTGGCTTCTTCCGAAGCGCACCCTGGGTTGGCAGATCGTCGGGTGGTGTGCGGAGTACCTGCAAGCGGAGAACGGCGGCCCATGGAAATTCACCATGGAGCAGCTTCGCTTCGTTCTGCACTGGTACGCCGTTGACGAGAACGGGCGGTTCACCAACCGCAAGGGCGTCCTTCAGCGCATGAAGGGCTGGGGCAAGGACCCGCTCCTCGCGGTGCTCTGCATGGTCGAGCTCGTTGGGCCGTCGCGCTTCTCCCACTGGGAGGCCGGCGAGCCGGTAGGCATTCCTCACCCGCGTGCGTGGGTGCAGGTAACCGCGGTGAACCAGTCGCAGACGACGAACACGATGGCCCTGATCCCGTCCCTCATGACGGATCACTTCAAGGCGAAGTACAACGTCAAGGACGGCGCGGTCCTCATCCGCGCCAACGGCGGCAAGGCCCGCCTTGAAGCAGTGACTTCCTCGTACCGTGCGCTCGAAGGCAAGCGAACGACCTTCACCCTGCTCAACGAAACCCATCACTGGGTGAGCGGGAACAACGGCCACAAGATGTACGAGACGATCGACGGTAACGCGACCAAGCAGGACAGCCGTTACCTGGCGATCACCAACGCTTACCTCCCCGGCGAAGACAGTGTCGCCGAGCGGATGCGCGAGTCGTTCAACAAGATCCTCGAAGGCCGCATGGCCGACATCGGGTTCATGTACGACTCGATCGAGGCTCACGCCAAGACCCCGCTGACTGCGGTCGCGCTGCGCATCGTCATCCCGAAGATCCGCGGTGACGCGGTCTGGCTGAACGTCGACTCGATCATCCAGTCCGTGATGGACGCGACGATCGCTCCGTCCCGGTCTCGCCGTATGTGGCTCAACCAGATCGTCGCCGAAGAGGATGCGATCTACGGGCCGGCCGAGTGGGATGGCCTGGTCAACGACGCCAAGGTGCTGAAGCCTGGCGACGAGATCGTCCTCGGGTTCGACGGTGGCAAGAGCTCGGACGCAACAGCGCTGATCGCGCTGCGCGTTCGGGACATGTGCGCCTTCGTGCTCGGTGTCTGGGAGAAGCCGGACGGACCGAAGGGTGAGGACTGGACAGTCCCCCGCGGTGACGTTGACTCCGAGGTGCATGAGGCGTTCCGCCTCTTCGACGTGAAGGCGTTCTTCGCCGACGTTGCCCTGTGGGAGTCGTACATCGCTGACTGGTCCGAGACGTACGGAGCCGGCCTTTCGGTGTCCTCACCTTCGGGCAAGGACGCGATCGGCTGGGACATGCGTGGTTCGCAGAAGACGGTGACGCTGGCGCATGAGCGCCTGATGCGGTCCATCTTCGACGCCAAGCTGGCTCACGACGGTGACCTGACTCTCCGCCGCCACGTCCTCAACGCGAGGCGCCGGACGAACAACTACGGCATCTCCTTCGGCAAGGAGAGCAAGGACAGCCCCCGCAAGATCGACGCCTACGCCGCACTGATGCTCGCGCATGAGGCGCTGTACGAACTCCGCGCTCGCGGCAAGAAGGTCCGGAAGCGGACCGGGCGCGGCTACTTCATGTGACCCCTGTGCAAGTGTGACTACGGAAGGTGGTGAGGCATGGCCGACACCAGCCCAGCTTCGCTGGCGAAAGAACTCCTCTCCATCCTCGATCGTGACGAAGGCCGGCTGGAGCGGATCGACCGCTACATCAACGGCAAGCACGACGACCCGTACATGCCGCCCCAGGCGGATGACGAGTACAAGCTGCTCGCGAAGCGGGCGGTGTCCAATTGGATGCCGCTCCTGATCGGCACGCCTGCCCAGGCCCTGTACGTGGACGGCTTCCGGCCGGGCACCGCAGCCGCGGGCCTCCCGCAGGCTTCGTCCTCGACGAGCCCCCAGTGGGAGCACTGGCAGCGCTCGCGCATGGACGCCCGCCAGGCCGCGGTCTACCGCGGAGCGCTCGGCTTCGGTCACTCCTTCGTGCTGACGGAGAAGACCAAGCGGGGCGTGATGTCGAAGGGTCTGTCCGCCAAGCGGACGGCCGCCCTGTTTGAGGACCCCGCGAACGACGAGACTCCGTACGCCGCGCTGACGGTGACCTCCTGGCCCAAGGGCGAGACCCTGGGCAAGGCCCGGCTCTTCGACGGCAAGCGCGAGTACGCGGTCACCTTCAAGGCGAAGGGCGACGCCGAGTCGATCCGCGTCGGAGGCGGCAAGCTGCACGGCGCTACCGAGTGCCCGATCACCCGCTTCGCTGCGTCGGTCGACCTCGAAGGCCGCACGGTCGGTGTGGTCGAGCCGATGATCGCGCTTCAGAACCGCATCAACCAGACCATCTTCGACCTCCTGGTCTCGCAGACGTACACCTCGCACGAGGTGCGGTACGTGACCGGCATGGCGCCGCCTCTCCAGATGGAGATGCTGGACGAGAACGGCCAGGTCACCACCGATCCTGCGCTGGCTGTGGACAGCCGGCCAAAGCTCGACGGTGCGGGTAACCCGATCCCGGCGAACATCAACCACAACGCCCGGCGCTTCCTCTTCGCGGAAGATCCCGACGTCAAGTTCGGTTCGCTGCCTGCTGGTCCGATCGGTTCGCTGATCGACTCGGTGGACATGAGCATCCGGCACCTCGCCGCGATCTCGCAGACCCCGCCGCATCACCTGCTGGGGCAGATCGCCAACCTGAGCGCGGAGGCCCTACTCGCCGCGGAGACCGCACTGAGCCGGAAGATCGCCGAGTTCCAGTCCATCTTCGGAGAAGCCTGGGAGCGGGTCTTCCGCCTCGCGGCCGAGCTCGAAGGCGACACTGGCGCGGCTGACGACTTCGCTGGCGAAGTCCAGTGGCGCGACATGGAATCCCGTTCGCTGGCCCAGGCCGCTGACGCTCTCGGCAAGCTCGCCGACCAGCTCGGCATCCCGAAGCGCGGACTGTGGAAGCGGGTGCCCGGCGTAACCCAGACCGAGTACGAGGACTGGGAGCAGATGGCCGAGGACGACGACTCCGTAGGCCAGCTCGCTTCAGCCCTCACCCGAGCAACGCCCGACACGGGCATCCCCGCCTCGCCCGACAGTGAGGTGGTCGCCGCGTGACCAGCCCAGCCCGACAGGCTGAGGCTGATCGCGCTGCCATCGCGTTCCAGACGGCACTGACCCAGATCGGGGCAGGCACCGTCCAGGATGCGCTTGCGATGTGGGAGGACGTCCCGGCTACAGCCAGGGCGTCCACCGCTTCCTCTTGGCTGAGGCGAGCCATCACGTTGGTGATGGGACGCAGGCGCCAGTCGCGAGACCTTGCCCGCGCTTACTACCGCCTCGTCCGCGCACTGCGGACGGGGAGCACGGTGGCTGATCCTTACCACCCCGAGCCCAGGTACGTGACTGTCACGACCCTGCGCGAGGAGTTCAACGCCTTGGTCGGAGGCGCTGAGCGCCCCCAGGAGGGGCGTGCAAGTGACTCCCCCACCGAGACCTCGGACTCCGCCTCGTCGGCCGCGACCAGCCAGGCTGGGGAAGCTGACGAGGCGGCCCTCACTGATCCCGACGCCGAGCATGAGGCGGAACTCGACCGCATCCTGGTCGAGGAGATCGAGGGCCTTCGCGATGCGGAGGAGAGGATCGAGCGCGAGGCGGAGCAGGAGCTCCGCACTGTGCTGGAAGCCCTCGGGCCCAACAACCTCCAGAAGAAGGTCGACAAGATCGACGGCGCCAGGAGCGCTGACGAGGTCGACGGCCTTCGCGAGGAAGCCCGCAGGCAGGCCGGCGCACAGCAGGCCGCAGCCGCTGAGCGTGTCGCCATGAACGGCGGACGTTCGACGGTCTGGAACCACATGCAGCGCGACAAGCGGGCCATCGGCTACATCAGACTCTCGCGTACCGGAACCCCTTGTGGGTGGTGCGCGATGCTCATCTCTCGCGGTCCTGTCTACCGCTCGCAGAACTCGGCTGAGTTCGCGGACGGCGACAAGTACCACGACAACTGCCACTGCTACGCGGAGCCTGTGTTCACGCGTGAGCAGTACAACGGCTCGGCTACGTACGAGCTGAATCGCCGGTACGAGGAGCTGTGGCCCCAGGTCACGCGCGGCCTCTCCGGTAAGGCGGCCGTGTCCGCCTGGCGCCGGTTCATCCGGCAAGAACAGGCCGCAGCCCAGGAGGCTCGGCGATCATCCACGAACGTCCAGGAGGCGTGACAGTGCCCGAGCAGGAAACCCCCAGCACCGAGACCACCGAGTCCACCGCGGAAGAGACCGTCGAGACGCCCCCGGAGGGCGACAAGCCTGAAGGCGCCGAGACGGAGTCGACCGAGGAGAAGCCCACCGAGGAGAGCGTTCCGGCTGACGTGCTTCGCAAGAAGCTGACCGATGCCAACGCCGAGGCGGCCAACTACCGAACCAAGCTCCGTGAGACGGAGGCCAAGCTCAGCTCGGCCAAGACCGTCGAGGAGTTCGAGTCGGCGACCGCTGACCTGAAGGGGCAGATCGAGGCGCTGGAGCGGACGATCCTGCTCAACAACGTGGCCACCAAGTACGAGCTTCCCGCGGCCCTCGCCAAGCGCCTGACCGGCGCCACGCCCGAGGAGCTGGAAGCCGACGCGAAGGAGCTCCAGAAGCTCATCGCCCCGGCCGCACCCGAGTCGCTTACCGGTGGCCTCGACCCCGAGGACGACACGGACGACTTCGACCCGGTCAAGGCGGCACAGGCTGCTCGCCGTAGCCGTCGCTACTGACCAACCCTTCTGGCCGCGTGCAAGTGTCGCACGTCGAGCCTCATCTCCCCTACCGACAGGAGTAATCACCCGTGGCACACAGCGTTGTCAAGCCTGAGAAGATCGCCGCGACCGCGGCAGTCGCTCTGGAGCAGGCCCTCGTCGTCCCCGCGCTCTTCCAGCGTGAGGGCATCGACCAGTACAAGGGCGCCGAGAACGACACCATCAACGTGAAGGTGGAGGGAGTCCTCCCCTTCCGCACGTACGAGTGGCGCTCCGGCGAGCCGACCTCGTCTACCCCCGGCACTCGTCAGCAGATCCAGTTCGACGAGTACACCGAGAAGACGGTCGCCGTCTCCTTCGGTGGCAACATCTACTCGGCCGTCAAGCTGACCGACGAGCAGCGCGAGTTCGACCTCAACGGTTGGGCCAAGCTCATGACCAAGCAGACCGAGGCCATCGGTCGCGGCCTGGAGCGCGAGGCCGTCACCAACCTGCTCGGCGAGGACTACGCCGTCACCCTCGGCGGCAACGTGACCGTCGGGGCCGGCAAGCGTGACCTGCGCGGGACTCTGATCCGCGCTCGCGACGTCCTCAACAAGTTCCGCGTCCCGTCCGAGGGTCGTGTCCTTCTGGTCGGTTCCGACTGGGAGGCTGCCCTCCTGTCGGACGAGAAGCTGAACCTGGCCGGCAACGTCGGCGAGGCCGAGGCTGTCGCCGCGCTGCGCGAGGCCACCATCGGTCGTCGCTACGGCTTCGACATCGTGGTCTCCCAGGAGGTCCCGAGCGACGCCGCGTTCGCGCTGCACCGCTCCGCGTTCATCTTCGCGACCGGCGCCCCGAGCGTCCCGCAGTCCGTGTTCGGTGGCACCGCCGCCCACAACGGTGTGGCCCTGCGCTACATCCAGGACTACGACGCGAACTACCTGACCGACCGCAACGTGGTCAACACGTACAAGGGCTTCCGCTCCGTCAAGGACCAGCTCATCGGCATCGACGGCTCGAACCAGGCGTACGTCTCCCAGTTCGAGCACTTCGTCCGGGGCATCAAGCTCGACCTGGACGCGACCGCTGACGTGCTGCCCGACCCGGACGGCCCGGACGCGAAGCAGCAGGAGCTCGCGGCCATCACCGGCATCAAGGGTGCCGCTGACGGCGCTGGCGTCTGATCCATCGGCTGAGTGGGGCGGGGTGTGCAAGTTGCGCATCCCGCCCCTCCCCGTGAGTGAAGGAGAACCATCATGGCGAACTTCGCCACACTCGATGAGCTGAAGGCTCGCCTCGACTGGACGCTCGACGCTGACGAGGAGCGCATCGCGACCTCAGCCCTGGAGGACGCCTCCGACCTCGCGGTCTACTACGTAGGCCGTGACTGGCCGGACGCAGCCTCCGCCCCTCGCCTCGTACGGACCCTGGTCCTGAAGGCGTGCAAGCGGTTCATGGACAACCCCCAGGGCTACACCCAGTCCCGAGCGGGAGACGAGACCCTGGGCTGGAACGACAGCCAGGGCGAGAACGCAGGCACGGTCTACTTCACCGCTGACGAGCAGAAGCTCCTCGCGGAGATCGGCGGCAAGCGGCCCGGCCTCGTGTCGGTCGGCGTGAGCGCCTGGGGCTCCGACATCCGGCGCTACCGGCACCGTGCCAGCTACGTCCCCACCGACCAGTCCCCCTTCCCGCTGTACCGGGATGAGGAGGAACCCTGGTGAGCTCGATGCAGCGTAGGCGGGGAGTTCCGGCGACGATCTGGAAGAGCCGCTACCACACCGACAACCGCGGCAACGAGATCCTCGTCGCCGACGCGGACGGCCCACACCAGGTCCGGTGCGCACTGATCCCGCAGCGTTCGGCCCGAGCAGAGGTTCCCGGTCAGCAGCAGATCAACATCACCCGCATGATCGTGGACGCCAACCTCGAAGGGGTTGAGCTCTGGTCGCGGGTCGAGATGCTGGGCAAGGTCTGGGACATCGTGACCCCGCCGGCCTACCACCACGGCGAGCGCAGGACTCGGCACTGGTCGATCGACGTCCGCGAGAGGCCGAGCTGATGGCCTACATCTACAAGGGCCTCAACGGCAAGACCATGGGCGAGATCATCGCCTCCATCCCCGAGGTGCAGGCGGAAGTCGACCAGCGCGCGTTCGAGATCGGGGTCAGGGCTGAAGAGCTCCTGATCCAGCACAAGGTCGAGGGCGTCGCTCAGATCGAGATCGCCAAGGGTGACATCGACGCCTACGTCGTTCTCGCCGACGCCAACGGAACCAACGCCAAGACCAACTCGAACTCGGCCCTGTCGATCGAGTTCGGCCGCAACGCCTACGACGTGGAAGTGGTCGACGACCAAGGAAAGGTCATCGACGAGTACACGGTCGGCGCGATGCAGGGCCTGCACATCCTCGAAGAGGCTTCGCACCTCCCGAAGAAGCAAGGTCCGAAGACCAGCCCCAAGAAGCGCAAGGTCAAGATCAAGGCGCGCAAGAAGCGCGGAGGAGGTAGAGGCTGATGGCCGGTCTCCCTCCGGAGATCAAGGCGCTCGCCGAGCTCTCCCCGGTCGAAGACCTGATGCTCGCGATCCTGCGCGACGGACTGCCTGGCATCCAGGTCAAGTCCCTGATCGCCAAGGATCAGACGTTCCCCCTCGTACTCGTTCGCCGTGACCCGTCCTTCGGGAACTGGCAGGGCGACACCCGATTCCTCGACGCAGCTCGCGTCGCGGTGCACGTCTTCTGCCAAGACCCCGATGGCGACGAAGACGCCGCGATCCTCTCCGAGGCCGTTCGCGTCGTGATCCGCGACGCCTGGCTCTCGCAGAAGGTCGTGCCCTCGCGCGGCCACATCACTCGGGTCGACCTCGCATCCGCCCCTCGTCGGGTTACCGACTGGGCGACGTCGACCGGCCCGGTCCAGTACGCGGACCTTCCCACTGGTGTCTGGCGCTACGAGGCGACCTACGACATCGAGATCCGCAAGCCGCGCAACCGCCCGTACCCCATCCCGTAAGGAGACTCCTTCGTGGCCCTGAACGACAACGCCACTCTCGTCATTGGTAGTGGTAACTACCTGACCGCCCCCGTTGGTACCGACCTCCCCGACGACCTGCTCGTCCCGACCTCCCCCTGGTCGAGCGTGGGTCACACCTCGCTGGAGGACATCCTCTCGATCGCCTCCGAGGGCGGCGAGGCCACCACCATCGGCACGCTCCAGAACAAGAGCCTGCGCACCAAGTACTCGGCCCGTACCGAGACGATGACCTTCACCCTCCAGCAGTTCGACATCCCCGGCCTGAAGCTGTACTACGGCTCCAACGCCCCGGTCCTGCCGAACGGCACTGTCGGTGTTCCGACCGAGCCGACCCCGACGAGCGCCGCGTTCCTCGCGGTCTTCGTGGACGGCGAGAACCACTTCGCGTTCTACGCCCCCAAGGCCGAGATCTACCGTGCCGACGACGTGTCCTTCGGTGACACCGAGTCGCTGGCCGGCCTGCCGATCGGCGTGAAGCCGATGGCCTACGGCTCCAACACCTACACCTACGCGATCACCCCGCTTGGTGCAAGTGTCGCAACCGGCGCCTCCGCTGGTACGCCCGGCTCCTTCACCCCGGCCGACTCGACCGTTCCGGCGAACCTGGCTGCGATGGCTTCTGTCATCGCGACGCCGAGCTCCGCCTGGACCACGGGCCAGAACGTCGTTCTCGGCGACGCCTCCACGGCGCACTGGGACGGCACTGCCTGGGTCTCCGGCGCTGCCTGATCAGAGCCCATCTGATCCTCCCCGGTGTGCAAGTGGTGCGGACCTCCTTGCACACCGGGGGCCCTTCGGGGCTCTTCGTTCGACGGTCCGCGATCTGTTCACCCCACCTACTTGGAGGTCCGCAACCCCATGGCCAACTTCTCCCTCGACTCCATCCGTGCCGCCGCGGAAGCGAAGTACGGGTCCACTGACATCGAGCTCGGCGACGGCTTCGTCGTCCGACTGCTCAACCCCCTGCGCCTCCCGAAGGAGAAGCGCGCCGAGCTCCTGAAGATCCAGGAGAAGCTGGACGGCG